AAAATACGCGGCCAAGCAACACAGGCAAAGAGCATTCACCATAGCAACAACAGAAATGGCCTTCGCCTATAACAAGGGAGCTGACGAGGGAATGAAGCAGGCCCAGGAGCAGAATCTCATAGGCAAAGTGGTGAAAGTTTGGAGCACGGCGGCCGATGAAAGCGTGTGTTCTATCTGCGGAGCATTGGATGGTGTCGAAGTGGAAATGGACGCTGACTTTGATTTCAAAGGCACTGACCTATACAGCGGCCAGAAGCAAACCCCACCTGCACACCCACGCTGCAGATGTGCGCTGCTTTATGTGGAAAAAGAACCACCGAAATACCAGACGGTACCGGACCAGGACATGATCCAGAACTGGAGTCCTGAAGACCAGATACCGGCGCCGGAGCCTCCAGAGCCAGAAAAGGTGGTAATTCCACCGGCAGAAAAAATGCCACCAGGCATGAAGTACAACGGAAAGCCAAACATAGGAGGAACCGGAGAAATTCATTCATATATCGACGAGAACGGTCAAGAATGGCTATTCAAACCGGCGCAAACCAAAAGTGGAAAGCCGGAAGCCTTCAGGGCACACGTCCAGGAGGCAGGATACAAGGTCCAGGCGATAATAGATCCGGACACGGCGGTACCCGTAGGAACCGGGGAGCTGGGCGGTAAGTTTGGAGCTTTCCAGAAGCGAATAACCACTATCAACGACAAGGTGGACCTTAAGCACTGGCAATACACCAGTGACCAGCTGCCACCAGGAACAGCCGCACAGCTGCAGAGAGAGCATGCAACCGACTGGCTGCTGGGGAACTTTGATAGTCATGGCGGCAACTTTATCATGGACGACGCAGGAAGGCTCATAGGATTAGACAAAGAACAGTCCTTCAGATATATCAAGGAAATAGGCGCCCAGCAGATGAGCTACACATACCACCCGAACGCAACCTACGGAGAGACAGAACCGATTTATAATACATTATTCCGGAGATTTGCAAAGGGAGAAATAGACCTGGATCTGCAGGACACATTGACCTACATCAAGAGAATGGAGGCTATCCCGGACACACAATATCGGGAAATATTCAGGAACTATGCTGAAACCCTTCACGGCAAGGGCAAAGAAGCAGAAGAGCTGCTGGATATAATCGTCGATAGAAAAAACCGGTTAAGAGAAGAATATCGTCAGTTTTATAGCGACCTTCTCACCGAGAGAACCGGAAAGAAACAGACATTCATCTGGGCAGATGAGGCTGTAGAACACATGAAGCAGCCACTGACAGCGATAACGCACAGCCCGGACACTCTGCAAAAGATGAACATGGCAGAACTTAAGCAACTGGCCAAGCAAAAACAGATCCCATACTACAACAACATGAATAAAACCCAGCTGTTAACAGCGATATCGGACCCGGTAAAAGCACCGGAAATGAGTGCCCAGGTAAGAAATAGACTGGCGGCCAACGAAGCAGCAAGGAGAGCTGCAGCAAGAACGCCTGCGCCGCAGAGGGCAAAGGAAATCATGTCCGCAGATGAAGTATTCAAAGACATGTCGGTCATTCCGGAGAAAAGGCTGGGAGTTCCAATCAGGAGCGACAAGGGCAGCGTTGAAGGCCTTAATTTAACGGCCAGGAGGATGCGCTTGTTAGACGACGCAAGCGGCATGGAATACGAGGTATACGAAATAACCGGCAAGCTGACAAGGGAAACCTGGTCCAAGACATGGGATAAGATGAAACCCATAGGAACCATAGGAGAGCTTGAGTTTGAGCTTGCAGACGACGCCAAAAAGCTCTTTGCTTCCAAGGCGGACCTTGGAGCTTCCATCCGCAGCATGAAGGTGACAGACGGAGAAACCACATTCGAACTTTATATCGATGGTCAGACAAGAAGGTATAACGGATGGCGTGGTTTTTTCCGATTGAGAACGCCGGTAACATCCAACGGAGCTGCAGACGCCGCGAACATGAAGAATATGCTGCAGAAGCTGGAGCTTGATGATCTTTTATTGAATCCTGATACCGAAGCAGAGAAAATCCTTAAAAAGAGCCGTCTTATATGGCAAAACGCCCCACACCGTATCCAGGAATTAGATGGTTTGACGCCAGAACAAATACCAGCTAAACTGGATATGATAATAAGGCAAGAAGGGATAGACCCGAAGCGTATAAATAACATGAAGATGGTTAAAGTCTTCGACGGCTATTCAACATACGTCGAAGAGGGTATTCTGGAGACCTACAAGAAGGAAGGCCTGACATATGTCTGGACAGGAGTACCGGACGGAGACGATATCGTAAAGATCATTCAAAGCCCAGGCCTGATGTCAAACAACAACCGTTTCAGAGCTGGAATGAGGCGTACAGGAGCAAGCCCTGTGGAAGACTTCAGGACCGGCGGCAGCGATAGCGTATTCACCAGGATAGGCGTCAAGAATAAAAACAACCCAAGGTTTGACGACTGCTACCGAGGGAACAGGTACCGCATTCTCATAGATCCAAAGGTTATGGAGAGAACAGATTGGTACGCATTCGAAGGAGACTCATACGGGAGTTCGGATCCATCAGCCTTGTCTGGTAGACCGTCACCGGTGGAATTCATTAAACGAATGGCTACGAGCTACCGATACGGAAACGAAATCATGTTCAGGAACGGAATAGCGAAGGAAACATTCATCGGAATATCGTGCCAGAGCAACTCCCTACGAGCAGAGCTCCTGGAGAAGTTTAAGAAGGCCAATATTACTGCAGTAAACGGAATACCGATAGAAGATTTTGTAAAGGTGGGATCTACGATATGATGGACCAAAGAGCTGTTTATATTTTCAAACCACCGGGAGGAAGAGATTTCACCGGGATCGCGCTCGATGTTCACATTCACAAAGAGGCCCTCCGGTTCTTTGATACCAATAGAGGACACGAGCTGCCAGGAAAGGTAACCCAGGAGACCGATAATGGTTTTACATTCACATCAACGGGGATAACCCAAGGAGAATGGCAGTTCAAGGTGCTGGGAATTGGAGAGTTTAAGCGCAAATATTACAAGCTGGTCGAAGGCGGACAGACGCTGGCGGCCAAGCTAAAAACCACAGAGGACCTCCACCAATGGTATCGGAGGGAGTTCAAGATTTAAGGCGAGGAAAAGGACCTCGTCTTTTGCTTTGAAAGGAGGTAGATAATATGGCCAAGTTCAGCGACCTGGTGAGCATAAAGAAAGACCAAACAAAGCCGGCCAAACCGGCAAAATCAACTCCAGGAGTGGTGAAAGGTCGCTTTAAGATCCAAAAATCAGACGACGACAAAATGCTGGCCTTTGGATGGGCCAATGTGGCGGTTACAGCCGGCGGCCAACAGATAGAAGACTACCACGAAGACATGATAGACCCTGAAGAGCTGGAACAGGCCGCGTACAAATTCGTAGAGCTTTACCGAGAAGGCGGAGAGCAGCACGAGCGCGGAGGAGTAGCTATACTCATTGAGAGTATGGTGTTCACCAAGGAAAAAATGAGCCTCCTAAACATTCCAGAAGGGACACTACCCGAAGGCTGGTGGATAGGCTTCAAGGTGTTAGATCCGGATGTATGGGACAAGGTAAAGGACGGCACCTACCCGATGTTTAGCATTGAGGGAGAGGCCATCCGGGAGGAAGTCACCGAAGAGAAGTAACAGAATATCGGTAAATCAAGAGACGGCGAGAAATCGTCGTTTTTTGTTTTATATAAATTAGCCGGGAAAGGAGGAGAGAAGCAGAAATGGCATCAAAACTGAAAGACCTTAAAATCACCAAAGTAGACTTTGTAGAGGCCGGAGCAAACCCCGAAGCAAATATCCTGCTGTTTAAGAGCAAGGACGGAGCTCCGGGAGCAAAATCCGAACCATCTACAGCGAAAGGAGGTGAAAAAAGCGATAGCCCCGTCAAGAAGTTTTTCTCTGCGATCGCAAAGGCTCTGGGCATAGCTGAAGACGAGCACATAGGCGAAGCGATCGACGAGATAGCCAAAGGCTATGAAGCCGCCACATTCGGAGAAAAGATGGACGAACAGAAGCGCAGGAGAGTAACAAGTGAAATATGGGACGTTTGCTACGCCTTGGAGGAAAGTCTGTGTTCAATCATCTGTGACGACGATGTGCCGGAAGAGGATAAACCGGAGCTCATGGAACAAAGCCTGAATGAGTTCGCGGAGGCTGTGAAAGAGCTTATCCCAACCTGGGCGCAGGGAAAGACCACAAACAAAATCGCCAAGAATGAGCAGTCCATCACACCCGTAAGGCTTGAAATGGCCAAGGCAGCCAAGGAAAAGCTGGAGGCTATCATAGCCAAAGGGGAAGATCCGGATACAGATCCGGAAGGCACATCCGTGGAGGATGGATGTAAAAAACCAAATCAAAAAAAATCGAAAGGAGACATGGAGGACATGAAAATCGATAAGAGCAAACTGACACCTGAAGAGCTTGCAGCGCTCGAAGCAATCGAGAAGAAAGCCGGCATTCCGGACGAGCCTGCAAATGAACCAAATCCCGTACCTGCTGCAACTGATGTAAACAAGAGCGAAGGACAGGCTGGGGATAACCAAAACACCGGAGAAGAAGAGGACATCTACAAAGGACTTCATCCTGTAGTAAAGGCAGAACTCGAAAGACTTCGCAAGGCAGCAGACCAGGCCGAGGAAAGAGAGCTGGCCGAGGTAGCAAAGAAATATGAGATCATCGGCAAGAAGACCGAGGAGCTTATACCTCTCTTTAAGAGCCTGAAGAAAGCCGGCGGCAATGCCTATGAACAGATGATTGCTGTACTTGACGCCAGCGTAGAAGCTGTAGAAAAGTCCGGGATCTTCACCGAGATAGGCAAAAAAGGCAGCAATGGCGATGTTGACGCATGGACAGCCATTGAAAAGCACGCCGACGAGATCCAAAAGTCCATGCCTAATTTAACGAGATCTCAAGCGATCGACAAGGCATGTGAAATGCACCCTGAACTCGTACATGAGTACGAGAATAAAAGATAAGGAGGAGTAAGCATGTTTATTAGCACAGGAATTAATGACAGCCCGGTAATCACCGGGAAAGCAACTACAGCCATTAATGATGGCGCTTTTCTCGCTACCAAGTTTGATGCAAATGGAGGCGTTGTTCTTGCTGGTGCAGGAGACAATGCGCTGGGCCTTTTGATAGCGACCACTCCGGAAAAAGTGGCAGCTGGTGAGGACGTAACCGTCCAGATTAAAGACATCGGCCTCTGGAAGACCGGAGGAGCAGTAGCAGCAGGCGCAGAACTTACACCTGACGCCAATGGTGCAGCTGTAACAGCTGAAGAAGGCGCGTTCATTCTTGCAATTGCATTGGAAAGTGCAGCTGCAGAAGGCGCAGTAATCAAGGCCCAGGTGATTAAAGCCGGGTATAAGGCTGGCGGAGAAGTCGCACCGCTTACATTAGCCGGGCTTACTGATGTGGACATTACAGACATTCAGGATGGAGACGCCATAGTTTATGACGCTACAGACGAGAAGTATGTCAACAAGGCGCTCGCGCTTGAAGACCTTTCCGATGTAGAAATTACAGAACCGGAAGGCGACGACTCGCTAAAATATGACGAAACAAGCGGCAAATGGGTAAACGTCGCTGAAGAAGTCTAATAAAGAGACGAAAGGAGATAACAGACTATGAAAGGAACAAGTATATCCAACCTTCAGGTACAGATAGCAAAAGGCTGGAAGCCAAATAACTACCTGACCAACATGAGCATGGCCTACTTCCAAGAGGAGGGAGACTTTGTAGCACCCGCTATATTCCCAATTTGCCCTGTAGGCCTAAGCTCCAGCTATTACTACACATTCAGCAAGGCTGACCTTGCGAGAGACAACGTGCAGAGGAAACCTGCATTCGGAAAGGTTCAGCCTGCACTGATGGGACAGACAGACAACACATATAAGTGTGAAGTGGACCAGGTAATCGTGGGCATCGACCAGATCGATGCTTTGAATTACCAAAGAGCAAAGGCACCAGGCGTAGCAGATCCGAGAAGAGCAAAAGTAAGATTTGTTACAGAGCAGCTGAAGCTCCACCTGGATCTTATATTTGCGCAGAACTTTTTCAATGCTGCAGCATGGCAGAACGTATGGACCGGCGTAGCAGCTAATCCCGGCGCTAACCAGTTCCTGAAATTCAATGATGCCAACTTCGACCCTGTAAACTTCTTTGATGCCAGAATCAAAGAAGTTAAGCAAAACGGCCGTAGAAAGCCAAACAGGCTGGCTCTTGGCGTTGACGCATACAACGCATTAAAGAACCACCCTGACATCGTAGAAAGGGTAAAATATACCGGCAGCACTGCCAACCCTGCAATTGTTACACCTCAAGCGTTGGCTGCAATCCTTCAGATAGAGGAAGTAAGGGTTCTCGAAAGCACCTACAACGCAGGCGGCATCGGTCAGGAAGACATGCAGTTTGTATGCGCAACTGACGGCGCACTTCTCTGCTATGCAACTGACAATCCTTCAATTGACGAGCCAAGCGCCGGCTATATCTTTACATGGGATATGCTCGGAAATGGCCAGTACATCGCTCTGGATCAATACGAAGGAGAAAAAGGCACACATGCGGAATTCATCGAAGGCTTAATGGCTACTGACATGAAGAAAACATGTGACGACTTGGCAATCTACTTCGACCAGTGCGTATAAGAGAAGGAGGGGCACAGATGAGCGGTAACAGTTACGGTTACATTTGCAAAAAAGCGTGTGTACTTGGAGGCGTCGCCTATTCCGAAGGCGACGCTATTCCTGCTGAAGCCGTTCTTCCAAGCCGCGAAAAGGTCTTAATCAAACAAGGGCTTATAGTTCCGGCCATAAACGTTGACTCGCTACTGGAGGAAAACAAATTTTTAAGAACACAGGTAGCCGAGCTACAAAATACCGCCGGGCAAGCCCCAGAATCGCCCAGAAACGACGAAAAAGAGCAAAGGGGTATTATTATACCTATCACTGCAAAAGGCGGCCTAATTGAGCTGGAAATGAAGCCAGAGGACATAATAAAAGCCGTAGCTACCCTGCAGCTTAATGCAGAGGAGGCTGCCAAAGAAGTGGGCACAATCAACAAAGAGGAAATCCTTATACTGATTGATGCGCTTGACTACAGAAAAACGGTCAAGACAGCAATACTGGAAAGGGTAGCCGAAATGGAGACCGGCGGAGAGGAAGAGCAGGGCAGTACCGAGGAGGATAAAGGTCAGGGTGATGAATAATGGCAGATAGAAGCTACACCTATGACCCAACAAAGATAGTGGGAAAAGGCAAAGACAGGATGCGCTTTGAGCTTGGCGACACCATGGTAGAAGGAGGACCTGAAACAGCAGCGCTTACCGACGAGGAAATCAATGCTGTTTTAGAGATGTACCCGAACAAATGGAAAAAAGCCAAGCTGGCGCTCGTTGAAAGCATATGCCGGCGTTTTTCATATGAGGTAGACACCGACGTCGGCCCTCTTTCCCTGGGCTTACAAGCCCGCGTAGAAGTATGGCGAGAGATGTACAAGGAGCTTAAGGCCGAATTAAACTATTCTGTGCCGAGCGCAAATCCGGCCGCGATAAGCGGTACCCCATACTTCTACAAGGGAATGATGGACAATCCATCAACAGGACGGAAGGAAGGTGGGGAGAATGTATCTCAGGCCAGGAAACCTTTATAAGGACTTTACCGTAGAAAAGAAAGGCAGGTCCATAAGCTCACGCGGTAGAGCGAAGAGTGGATACAGCGACGACGGCGAGACATTAAGAGGCGTCCTGGCCGAGGCAAAACCCCAGGAGAAGGAGCGATGGCGGCAGCTCCAACACCCCATAAGTCACACTATAGTCCAAAAAGGAAAACCCAAGG